CATCGACTACGCCAAGTACTTCAACGAGGCGCTCGACGACATCATGGAGATCCAGGCCGACATCAACCTGCTGTCGATGTGGTCGGACGATGCCAGCGAGCAGATGAAGATCGTCATCGACACCGCTGTGCTGACGCTGATCGATGCCGGTATCGTCGCCGCCAACAAGGGTGCCACGGCGGGCAGGATCTCCGCCAACATCAACCTGGGCGCCGCCGGTGCGCCGATCGCGCTGACGCCGCTCAACGCGCTGGACTCTATTGTGGATCTCGGCACGGTACTCGACGAGCAGAACATCCCTGAAACGGGTCGCTGGCTGGTGATCCCGCCATGGGTGGCGGCGCTGATTAAGAAGTCCGACCTGCGCAATGCGTCGATCTCGGGCGACGGAGTTTCTCTCGTGCGCAACGGCCGGCTCGGCATGATCGATCGGTTCACGCTCTACTCGTCTAATCTCCTTCCGACGGTGGTCGAGGGCGCGGCCAACGCGTTCAGGATCTTTGCCGGCCACCCGCACGGGCTGACGTTCGCGTCGCAAATCACGAAGTTGGAACAGATGAGAAGCGAGCGCAGCTTCTCGACATTGCTGCGTGGATTGCAGGTATACGGCGCGAAAGTTTTGGACGGCATCGCGATCACGGAGCTGTACGCCGTCAGGGGGTAACCATGGCCAAGCGTGTGTTTGAAGGTTCCCCCAAGGACATCAAGCAGGACAAGGCCGGCGCCAAAAAACTGGGCGTCGGCCTGCGCGCCTATGAACGCACGTCCCGCGACAAGGCGGAAGACGGCAAAGGTCAGAAACAGATGGCCGCAAGGAGCAAGCGCAGATGAGGAAACCAACGCCGTCGTTCGGCAAGGGCAAGGGCAAGACCGGCATGATGACCCCGCCGCGCGCCGCCAGGGCGGGCGGTGGCGGCCTTGGCGTGGTTCCCGGCTCTCCGGGCGCCGCCAGCGCCTCGGCCCAGCCCAGCACCCCTCTGGCGCCGCCTGCGACGGGGGCCGGCATGGGCCCTCCCGCACCGGGCGCCGGCCTGCCGGGGTTCCGCAAGGGGGGCAAGGTCAAGAAGGTCGCTAAGCGTGGCCGGTAAACCCAAGGCGAAACCACGTCGTATGCGCGGCTACGACGTGGGCGGCCAGATCGACATGGCCAGCGGCCAGTACAGCGGCCCGACGCTGAGTACCGACAGCCTGGGCCGCAGCATTTCGTCGGGGTTCGCGGCGGGCAGCCAGCTGGGCACGGCGGTCAACAAAGCCAATGAGAAGAAGAAACCCAGCGATCCGAATACACCGTCGCGCAGTCCGCCGCCGATCGGCGAGGATCCGAACGACATGGGCTTTCCTGGCACCGTCGGGCCGAACAACGCGCGCGGCGGCAAGATCAAGCGCACGGCGGGTCCTAAGATCGGTCGAGACGACGGTCTTATTCCGGCGCAAAAAGGAGAATTTGTGGTTCGTAAGAGTGCCGTAAAGAAACTCGGCACGCACGTTCTTAATCAGGTAAATAGAGGCAAGCTGCCGCAGGGTAAGGCTGGACGAGGGCGATGAGTAAGTCATCATCGCCCTCAGTTTATCCCCGCAGGTGCAGGGAACACTCGCCCCTTTGCGCCGGGATCAACCCGTCGTCCGGTTCAACCCCGCATGCGCAGGGAATGCTTCCTAATTGGAGCAATTCCCCATCTATGTCTAGGGGTCGGTGATGGCATGGACGTTCGGCGAACTGATCGAGGAAGCGCGCACCATTCTGCAGGATAAGCTACCCACGTCCGGCGGCGTGCTCAGGTATTCCGATCAGGAGCTGTTCGAGTGCATCAATAGTTTTATGACCGAGGTGCGCACCAAACGGCCGGATCTGTTCCTACCGCTCGGGCTGCGCGTCGGATGGCCGTATTATAACTACGCGTCCGACATGGACACGGCGTTCCCGCTGCATCTCAGCGTATGGTCGGCGTTTGTTTATTATCTCGTCGGCCGCAGCGAACTCCGTGAGGATACTTTCAGCGAAGACTCTCGTGCGGTGAGCATGCTAAACAAGGCGGTTTCGCAACTGCTTTCTATCCAAAGTTAGGAATTCAACCATGAGGGAACCGCCGTTCATGTCGCAAAATCTCCAGCAACCGCCGACGCTGTTCCCGGCGCAGGAGCCAGTCGAAATTACGTTGACCGCGCAGGAATGGAACGTCGTGCTGGCGGGGCTCTACGAGTTGCCCTTCCGGATGGTGGAGGCGACTGTTGGCAGAGTGCGTATGCAACTGAACGCCGCCGGCAGCACACAGCGCGCGGGCATGATGATGCCGCAGCAGCGCGAGCAGATCTGAATGCCGGTCAACCTGGCAGCGCCCGACGTCGAACGGTTATACGACAACATCCAGATGATGTTGCCGGCCGTCACGCTGCCGGTCATCGAGATCGACCTGTGGAACGCGGTGCAGGAGTTCTGCATCCGCAGCACTTACTTCCGGAGTAAAGTCTATTGGCAGATGGCGCCCGGCGTCTCCACGGTGGACTTCAACCCGTTCGACGTGAACACCGTGGTGGTGTGGGTGCTGCATGTCGAGGGGTTAACCGACTGGGAGATCAACCCGCCGGCGCAGCTGGTGGATTTCGCGCCGCCCACCGCGAATCGCGAGGGGTTCGCTATCCTGGCGCTGCGCCCCAGGGCATTCGACGAGGTTAAGCTGAACACGCTGCCGGAGCTGTTCACCACCTGGTACGAGACCATGCTGGACGGCACGCTGGGGCGGCTCTATGCGATGCCGGCGAAACCATGGTCGGCGCCGCCGCTGGCGCAGTACCACGGCACGCGGTTCCGCCAGGGCATCAACCGGGCGCGCGACATTGCCGAACGCCTGCATTCGCAACAGCAGTCACGGCGCAGAAACTACCCGTATTTCGCCGCTGGACGTAGGAAGCAGTAGGCATGTTGGTCGATCGCATCACCAAAGAGACCACCGACATCAGCCGCGACTTTCTGGATATGTCCTGGTGGCTGGACGCGGGTGAGACGATCACTCACATCGTGTCGCAGAAGATCATCCTCGGCATGAGCGGTTGGACGGAGGCGCCATACCCGCCGCCGGGTGGTGAGATCCCCTACGATCCGTTCCCGCTGGAGATCGACAGCGCGGTCATAGCGGCTGGCGGCACGCAGCTTGAGGTGTTTGTCAGCGAGGGATCACCCAGCCTCGCCTACACCTGCCAGTTCGTGCTGGACGGCTCCTCGTCGCGGCGCGTGACGATCGAGATGGGGGTGCAGGTCACCGGTGTGGCGTTCGCAGCACTGGGGTCTGGACCGTTGCCCAGTTACCTGGCGGTGACGATCGCCGATACGCCGCCCTCTGATCCGCAACCGGGCCAGCTGTGGTTCGATAGCATCGATCCGCAGCTTTACATCTGGTACGACGATCCGTCGTCGAGCCAGTGGGTCATCGTCACATCGGACAAAGGTGGGTTAAGCACTGATGCACCGTATGACGGAACAGTCTATGGCAGGTACAATGGTACCTGGGTTCCTACGTCCGGCATGGGAGCGTTCCTGCCGCTGACTGGTGGGACACTCACTGCTCCGGCTCACAGTTCGGTCCCGATACTGACATTGCTGACCAGCGACAACGGCACAGCCTGCAACAACGGGCTGGAGGTGATCCAGGGATATAAAGGTGGCGGCCTTGCGATGCACGGCAACGACACACCACATACTGCCAGTATCAGGTTTGGCGACCTTACCTTCAACGATCACAATGCGATGGTGTTCAACTACCCAGGAACCGGCGGCGGACGAGCAACCGGGCAATACAACAACCTTGAAAGCGTGCTGACCATTCCGGCATCGCCAGGCAGTTCGCAACTGACCAATGCATTCACCGCAAGCGTTCTTGACTACAGCGGCGGCGGTGCGTTGGCTGGCATCTTCTATGCCATCGCAGGAACCAACAACTCGACGCTCTATCCGCTCAATTCGGTTGCCACTGATAGTCCGCCTGGTCCGCTGCAAGGTACGTTCACTGGCATCCGCGAGCAGATCGAGTTTGACTACTTCGTGCGCAATCAGTCCACCACCGTGCGCGGCGTGATGGTCGGCCTGTCGTCAACCGTGCCGCAACTGAATAGTGCAAGCTGGATCGGGTTCGAGACAACTCTGTTTCCTGGTAACCATTCACTGCCATTCGTCGCCGCCTCCGGCACGTTTACCACCGGCCTCGTAGTTACCGGTGGGACGTCCGGCGCTAAGGCAACTATTACCAGTGTGACGCAGACCGGAGCGACCGGCACTCTGGCACTGTCTAACTATAATGACGAAGTCGCATTCATCCCTGGTGAGATTATCACCGATACCAGCATAGGGGTGGCTACCTCCAACGGTTACTCCTCCGCGTTCTCGTTCCCGTTTTCAGTGAGTTATACCAGCGGTAATGGCTGCGCGATCACGGCTCTGCTGGTCGGCAGTGCTGGGTTATACGGCAATCCGGTGAGGACTGGTGACAAGTCTCAGACCATTCAGTTCGCCTATACCGACAATACAACAGCAACGACGCAGCGCGCCGTGTCGCTCTATGCAGACCCGACGTACGCCGGCGCGGTTGGCGCTGATCTGCGGTTCGACAGCAGCTATGCGGGACGCGTCAGCATTACGCTTGACAATCTGGGTGCTATCAAAGCCTTGAATGCCGCAGCGGACGCTGGAGGTAGTGGACCTCCAACCGGTGCGTCCCTTACTTTGATGGTGCTGAATGGCCAGGA